CGCATCGTACAATGCAGAGTAATACCCTATCTTAATATCATCCTCTGCCAAATCTCTTTTTCGTATCTTGTGCCGGATTCGTTGGTTATCCTTTAAGTTCTGGTGTTCGTGATGAGATTTATAAGGCTTTGGAATAACCTTTTCTTCAGTTTCTTCCCACCACTCTCCATCCATCAGAGACAACAATTCTCGTGTAGCCTCCAACGGAACCTTGAAGAACTCTCTGCGATTATTTACACGAAATCCCAACTGTTCTAGAATGCTGTGAATTTTTGCCTCCTTTTTCTTATGGTCATCCACTTTTCGTGCGAATTCCAACACATACGGAGTTGGAGGCCGAAAGGTGTCCGTCTTGTTCGCATCTTTCAGTCTTTCAGGAGGGTCACGCTCAGTTTCACCTATTTTGTATATGCCAGGCATAGACGGGTTTGATAGCACATAGACATATCCCATTACTCTTTTCCGGAGCATCGTCTGTAACTTACTTGCGAATCATTGTTGTCAAATTTGACGGGTCGTATACTTGGGGTCGGTAATTGGTAGTCAGTTGAGGACGATAAGAAGCCTTTCCTCCTTGTCGTTTGACCCAAGAAATCAGCAGGAACTTCTCATCTACAACCCACACCAAGAATCCAGACTGTTCTAGAGTATGTGTCAGGTAGTCTCTTGCTTCTGAGAGTTGGTAGAGTGGATATCCGAATACAAAGGTTGGGATTTCAGCAACAATGTAAGGAGCATCTACATTGTGAATGGCTTGTTGTTTGATTTTGGCATATATCTGAGCAAGAACAGGTCGCATAGCAGCCATTCTTCTTTCTCTGCGGTTTTCCTGTTCCTCCAGCACTTCATTGGCTTTCAGCATTCTTACATAAAACAAATAGAATGTTCCGAGCAATTGCACTAGGAGGTGGTGGTGTTAGAGGTGGTCTACAAGTTGGAGCACTTCAAGCAATTGAAGAGATGAGAGGAGACCTGCAGTTTCCCGACGGTATCTACGGATGCTCTGTTGGGTCTATTTTAGCAACGGCTATCGCATTTGGATTAAGAGCGAAACATATACGAGAAATGATGGATGAATTCAAGATGGAAGAAGTTATTCCTTCAATTCGTCTTCATTGTCTTACAGAATTTATGAGTAAAAAAGGTCTCTTTTCTATGGAGCCTTTAGAAGCATTTATTATTCGTGAATTCAAAAAGCACGGAATAGAACTGGAAGGCAAAGTAATCAGCGATGCTCCACAGAAACTGTCGATTGTTGCCTGTAATTTGACTACAAACAAGACATCCTTCTTNACAGGAAATATACCGATTCTGGATGCGATNAAGGCATCTTGCTGTTTGCCGATGGTATTCTATCCTCAAATCATTCACAACAACGTCTATATAGACGGAGGTGTCAATCTGGATTGTATTTCTGAGATAGTTCCTTCGGAGTGTCTGGTTCTTCATATTGGCAGTCCTCCAACTCCTCTGTTTCCTTCCGAACTGGAAAGTATCAGTGTTCTATCTTTGATGAGTCACGTGTATCGCAATATGAGAAAGATAGGATTGCCTAAAAATGTATGTTGGTTAAAGGACTACGAAAAGTCTTCCATTGATACGCTGAGTGACAAGGATAAACAACGATTATTTGAAACTGGATATTCACAAACTGTCCGTTTCTTTACCAAGTGTCTCACGCAAGAATCCTACGAGGTTAGTGGCGGTTGCTGATTTGGTATATTCATACAATCCATCGTGTGTCTCAAGTTTGAAGGTTGGATAGGCATTGACTTCATACAGTTCTGCAGTCTTGCGATCCTTTTCTGCATCAATGGGAACCAGAGTCACTTTGGTGCGTCCAAAATATGGTGTCTTCGAAACCTGCTCTTCTACCTTCTTCCATTCGGGTTGAGCCTTTTGAGAAAAGCCACACCATTCAGTATAGAAAAAATAGAGACGAGCATTATTTACAGGCACTTCACGTTTGGGTGGGGCAAGAATAGGTTTCCAAAGTTTCCATACAAGAAGACCCAGAATGGCAAATGCCAGAACAATCAGGACAGTATTCATTGTTGAAGGACGTGAGAAATTTTGCGCTGTTTTTCAAACCATCTGCGATAGGCTTCTTCAGGAGAGACTCCTTCCTTGATTTGTATCCAAGCAATATCGGTTGTCATTCTTTCGGGTTCGTAGTAACGTGGTTTGATTACGACCATCTGGCCGTTGAAGCGAACGACGTATTCCATTACTATTTTAATATTGATTTACCTAAACGATTTCGTTTTAAACTCGTGGGAAGCCGACGAGGTTTGCGCCGATACCGAAACCAGCACCAGTTCGGGCAGAAGCACCGACGGATGGGGCATAGATATCAAGAATGGCGAAGGTGGCAAGGGCAACCAAGGCAATCATTGCGATTTCAGCAACCTTGAGGGTCTTTCCAGGAAGGACAAAGGCAGCAATGGCTACGGCAAGACCTTCAAGGGCATATTTAACGAAGCGTGACAAGATGTCACCCATATCAATTCCAGCGGATGGGGTTGGCTTAGGTTTGCTGTCAGACATTTTATATATTATATAGTTTAGAAAAATTCATAAAACTTTTGTATAAGATATACCACGTTGAATATTACTTATAGTTCTAAATCCAGTACCATATATCTCCGCGAGTTTTTTATGTGTTAATTTTTCAGGATTGTTTCTTATTAATCTAACAATTTCATCTTCTAATTTTTTATTATTTTGTTGTTTTCCTAATTTTGATTTTGATATCTTTTCTTTCGTTTCATCGGTGAGTTTTTTACCAGAATTTGAAAGTCCTATTTTAATTTTATTTTCATCCTTCATTGCTCCTGTAAGCTTTCCTAATTTACTTTCTCTCATTTTCACTATGCTTTCTTCATTATGTTTATAATCACGAGGTTGTCCTCTTCCGCATAAGGCAATATTATACCCATTTTCATAATAGTATGAGTTATATTGTTCCGCGTAATATGCTTCGAGATTATCTAATGATTGATTAGAACAAACAATGATTGTTTCTAGATAAAAAGAAGATTTATCATATTTTCTCATAGCATTGTATAAGGCATATTTGTATTCATTTCTTAATGCTCTATACCAATGTCTATTATATCTTTTAATAGGAGAATCTTCAATACTTTGACCTATATATGATTTGCCAGTTTCTTTACAAAAAATTCTATAAATACATCCCATTATTTAACTAACTAAAAATCTGTTTAATAGGGAGAAGAAATCTGTAGGCCACCGCTATAGACTTTGTACCCAATGACTGCAAGGACAAGTATCCAGACTCCCCACCAAGGAACGTAGGCAGAAAGGTATCGGAGGACGACGTAGAAAACAAGTGCGTGGACGGCAGCCGGCACGATACCCGACATTCCAGGAGGAAGGCTCAAGATGACACCAGGTACCAAAGCAAAGAAGAGAATGGCAGTTGTGTAAATGTCGTACATTTGTAAAGTTGCGTATAAACTATTTTAACCATTGCTGGTATATAGGAATAAACATGGCATCTCTTCCTAAGAAAGACGAACTCGGTGTGGTCATTGATTACCTTGATGAAGACCCAGAAGTTCCTACGCAAAAGTATTGCGTTGTATCTTTTCTCTCTCCTGAAAAGATCATTAAACAAAAACAGCAGTTCATGTTTGAGAAATTTGTTCAATGGCAGGACTATGAATGGAAGATTAAGGGAATGGAGAAATTCATGGCCTTTCTTTCCAAGAAATACTTCTTGAAGATTGATGACCTTCTCACTGATGCCAATGATTTCGCAAAGGTTCACAATGCCGATATCAAGGAGACTGATATTCAAGAACAGTATCAAGTATTCTTATTGAAGAATGAAAAGAACCTTCAAGAAGAATATGATAACAAGGTTGATTTCCAGACCAATGTTCGTGGAGTGAAGATTAGACGTTCATTCCCAACGGTGGAAGAGGCACAAATCTTTGCGAAGGTCTTCCAACGCAAGTATCCAAATGACAATATCTACATCGGTAAAGTCGGTGCTTGGTTGCCTTGGGACCCATCCGAGCACTTGATGCCTGAGGTTGAGTATGCTGAGAAGGAACTCAATGAACTTATGAGAAAGTACAAAGAGAACGAGACTAATCGTGAAATCTTCTTTGCTGACCAAAAGGACGAAGCTATCAAGCGACAGAAGGAAGAGAATGCTAAGCGACAACGCGAGAACCAAATGGCTGCTCTTGCTGACCAACCAGCAGTTCATCCATCAGAAGGTGCTATTCGCGAGTAGAGCCCTCTTTCTTAACCCACACTGATGGTCCTTTCTTTTTCAATCCTGCAGGGTCATATTCGTCTGCTAACATCATAGTAGAACGGAATGGTTTGTTATCAGCCCATAATGACTGATCACATAATTTGAATGGTGGATGATCCGATGCTTTATACCAAAACACCTGATCTTCTATTTTGTTTGAGGTAACGTTATTACAGATAACCAGGCCTTCATAGTTCTCTGTACATTGGTCCATAAAGGTACAGAACATATCGTAGGTAGGAAACATACCTGCGTAGTTGTCGTAGATTCTCTTACGATTGGTTGCAATGTTCTCACGCAGAATGAATACAAAGTCAATTTGAGTACGCAGATTTGGTGTGATACCAAGAGGATACTGCATAGTGATAATTGTCATCAAATCAATATGACGACCATTCATAAACACATACCGAGTAGATTCTTCGTTCATCCACTCTTTTGCGGCGTACAGACAGTCATCCAGAATAAGAAACGCACGAGGATCAATGTTTGAGTTACCACCCTTTGAGAGTTTGTCCTTGTTACGTGTACTCTTGACATTCATCTGACGCTTGATAACATTTTTCACGATTTCAGGTTTGTATTCATCGTGAATAAGTTTGGAAGGCACCATACTTTGAAAAAATTCATTGACAGCTTCTGTGGCAGAGATAACTGTGCCTACAGGAAACAGACTTTGAACGTTGTAGAGAATATCTCTTACCAAAAAGGATTTGCCCGTATCCTTTTTACCAATGACGACGATCATAGGACTTTTACGAGAATCGATATCACACCGATCCTTGATCATATCGATGTTAAACTTTCTTAACTGGAAATTCATCCTATTAAAACCCACAACAGAAAATATACAAGTAACTTCAACGAGCGTTTGCTTTTGGATATTGATTGCCTAGCCAAACAAATAATGGGAAAAGAGTTGCGGACCACACCGGTCCAAATGAAATTGCATCGGTGCAAGGCAATTGATGGAAAACATTGGGGATTTTCTAAATTACAGCCCTTTTTTCCACCGTTGGAGAAACTGTTCAAGACAGACAATTTGAACGATGTATTTTCATATGGTGTCAAACTGACGGACGAGATTGACACAATTATTGAC